TGGGTTATAATTAAATATGACCCCCAGTCTCCTTTCAACTTATGACAGAAGATGAAAGAGCCCAGATGTTCTTAGATGAAACTCTAGAACAAGCTGGTCTTCCCCCTGCAAAGATTAAACCAACCTTTGAGGGATGTTATAATTACAAAAAACTCAAAAAAGAGGGTTTAGTTGATCCGTCAGAAGATGACGATGAAACTGAAGCATATGACAAGATTCCTCATAGATATTGAGTAATCTAACTAAATATAGATTATGAGTCCAGATAGACATGACATACCCATTATTGGGGATTTCTATACCAAGGCTGAAGTTGATAAGATGATCGCAGATGCTTTGGAAGAAGCACGAGCCATTGATGAAAAGTCAATGGCTGATCATAATTTCAAGGCAACTATTATTAGTATGATTCTTGGTTTTATATGTCTTGCCTTATTTCTTGATGGATTATTAAGAATTTTAGGTATCATTCCACCTTTTATGGATCTCGATGTTAATGTCATTGATGATGTTATAGAGAAGGTAGAAAATGATATGATGCCAATAATTCAGGATACAGCAAGCAAAGCAAGAGGTTATATACCGAGGATCTGAGATGAATGACTTTTCATTTTTGCTTTACTTCGTGTTGTTCGCTGGAACAGCAGGAGCGACTTTTGCATTTATGTGGAAAGTCATGTCATCGACATTAGAGTCGGTAAACAAACCACCTCCACCAAGAAGAGATACTCTTCATCCAGAGATGAGGGATATCAAGAATGGCGAGCAACTACTCGTTTTCAGACCTGATCCAGATGAGGATGAGGATGATGAAGACGAGGTTTTTATTATACGCAAGTAAATTATGTGGTACATTATTTTTTGGACATCATTAACAATGGCAATACTAATCTTGTCAGGAGCCTTTAAGAAATGACTTTTCTAATTGCGATAATGTCCTTCGCAAACTTTGTATTCTATCCTCTAGTGATAGGAACACTGGTTGCTGTAGTAATAGAACAGATCTTCAGAGCCAGAGGTGATGAAGATAATCCAGAAGATGTAAAAAGGGTTGTAATTTCTATGGGGATACGTAAATATCTCTATAGACAGGCATGGATTTTTAATGTAATATGGTTTATAGGATACTTCATCCTAATGTTTACTGTAGGTAGACAAACACCACAAGCGATGCCTGATATGATCTGGCAAGGATAAAATGAGTGATCCAAATAAACTTAAACCAGGCAGTTACATAGACACTCAAGGAATGGGTGGCCCTATGACTCCAGAAGACCTTGCTAAGTGGAAGGCATCTCCTGAGTATAAGAAGCAGAATCACAAACCTATGGTGGTTAGACCTCGTAGGTTATTTACTCCTGAGTACGCTAAGGAAATGAAAATCCTTATCAATGAGGTACTTGATGAGCGAGAACATAATAAGAGGATGGAAGGTGCATATGATGATGTTAAACCTTTACCTCCATCCTACTTCGACACTGAACACTTTAAATATTCTGTAGGAGAGGAGGAACCTCCTTATCAAGACTGGAGCCAATGATTGCTCAAGTCATTGATGATCTATATGATATGTCATTTTTAACAGAGTGGGAATCCCTTCTGTTAGATGACATTCCTGTTTATACTACTAATGTAGCAAATCCTACGTCTTTTCCTAATCGTAGAACAGGTAGTCACAGACTTCTTGGTGTTGATATATTTGCTAGAACAGGACTTAATAGAGTTGATGTTCTTCATCCCAAGGCATCTAAATTTTTTGATGCCTTTGAGATTCTAGAAAATCAGGTATTCAGAGATCCTGTTTACTTGCATAGGATAGATGTAAATCTACAATTCCAATATCAGGAAGGAACTCAGCATACTGATGGTGCATCAAGTAGAGACTATACCGTTATGGTTATGAATAATACCAAATGGAAGTCTGAATGGGGTGGACAGTTTCAAATGCTTGATAGTGATGGACATGTAATTGAGGAACATGAATATATACCAGGCAGGGTGATTATCTTCCCTGGCGATATATTCCACAGGGGTCTTGCTCCTACCGTTCCTTATGTTTATAGGTACACTACAGCATATAGAGTTGTAATGGATCAGGACAAGGTACTTTCATACATACGAACTTATGCCAAAAATTAAGAGACTAGGAGACAGATGTTTAAGACTTACTTCTGAGGAAGTAGTATTTGATAAGAACGAGATACATAAATTATTCACTGATATGTGTGAGGCGATGTATGAAGAGGATGGTATTGGTCTTGCTGCACCTCAAATAGGTATTAATAAGAGAGTTATAATTGTAGATGAGACCACAGAAGAACATGGTAGATATACACACTTGATGGTAAATCCTAAAATCACTTGGAGAAGTGAAGAAGAGGTAATGTTTGATGAGGGATGCTTAAGTGTTCCAGATAAGAATGGAGAGGTGTCACGACCTAAAGAAATTAAGGTAACCTTCCAGAATAAGGATGGTAAATATAAGAAATGGAAACTTGATGGATTGGCTGCGAGAGTAGTACAACATGAAGTGGATCATTTAGATGGTATATTATTTGTCGATTACCTAAAAGAGACCGATGTTTAACTTTAAAAAGCTCAAAGAAAAAAGAATGGAGCGATATGAGAAGTATCGTGAAAAGTGGAGGGAAGAGATCAAATCTATTGTCAGAGAGGCAATGGATGAATGGACAGCAGATTGCGAATACTTAACTAAGACAACAGATAAAGATGGACGTTATTATTGTTCTAAATCTGATTGTGAAGGAGTAAGGTTTAATGATAAGGAAGATTAAAGGTCTTATAATAAAGGCTCTAAATAAATTGATTCCTGAACCTACAAAACAGGAATTGAACAATACTGCATTTAAATGGGATAATGAATATTCTTTCCATCCCGCTGGACAAAAGGATGAAGATGCAGTAAAATGACGAGGTAACTTTAAAAGCATGACTTTCTCAAAGCAAATCAAAGAAGGTACAAAGAAGTCTCATACCATGGCTGAGAACACGGGATTCGTTAAGAATTTCCTTGCAGGTATGGTGAATGAGGATAGTTACAGAGGATTAATTGCCAATTTCTATTTCGTGTATAGAGCACTGGAAGAAGAAGTTGCCAAAAATAAAGATAATCCTGTACTTGCTCCTGTAGCATTTGATGAACTAAAACGATGCCCATCCTTAGCAAAGGATTGTGAGTATTTCTATGGTTCTAATTGGAGACAACTTATTTCTCCAACAGAAGGATGCCAGAATTATATTAATCGTATTAGGGAAGTTGACCCAGAACTATTAGTGGGACATCACTATACACGTTACCTAGGTGACTTGTCTGGTGGTCAGATACTCAAGAATATTGCAGAGAAGGCTCTTAATCTTAATGATGGGGGTCTTGCTTTTTATGAATTTGAGGATATACCTAATGCGAAGGAGTTTAAAACAAAGTACCGTACTGCTTTGGACAATCTACCTATTGATGTTTCTCAATCTGATGCAATTATCGATGAGGCCAATTTCGCCTTTAAGTTGAATATGCAAATGTTTGAGGAGATTGAGGGTAATAGTTTTAAGGGATTTATTAATCTCCTTTGGGGATCTATTAAATCTAAAATTAACAATTGGAGACGAGGTGAATGACTTGGTTTCTAATTGTTCTTAGCAACCTATTTTTATATGCTGCTTTAAGAATTCATTTGGTTAGGAAATTCCGAACCAGTTATTCTATCTATTTAAAGGATACTGATGGAAACAGACAAACTTTGACTGCTACTATTACACATCTTTTAGAAGCAGATGAGATACATGACAAAAAGATTATGTATCTTGCTCAGGAGATGGAAAAACAATGGATGAATATTGAACAGATTGCACTGGTTACAGGTGCAGAGAAATACTGTACCGAGAAACCTCAGAAAACACCATGAAAGATCAAGCATCTGTAGATTCTAAAGAATCTAAAGAAGAAAAACACGATAGAGCAATGTCTCTATTTCTTGAATCTCTTTATAAACCAGATAATGAACTCAGATCATGTGCTCATAATCAAAAATGTTATAATGAATTGATGGAAATTAGAGAAACTGTGATAGAATATGTCTTGAAAGATTTAAGACGTAGGGGTTATCATAATAAAGGCCCTCTGAAATGAGTCTTTTGGAAAAACAACTCTTAATGGTTCAAAAATTAAGAGAATCTATGCCTTTTGATGACAGAGCGTATTTTTACTTAAATCCTGTGTTAAATACTAAGGTTCACGAGAAAAGAAAAGACGGATTACATGTTAGACGAGGCCCAGAGAAAGGATTTGCGTAAGACAGCAAAAAGGTTAATTAAACAGGCAAAGAAGAATCCTCAATTGTGGACGGATTCGGACGTAATGTATGCCAAACTAATCAAACGACAAAACAAAAAACAAAAACAAAAAAATGAAGATCTTCCTTGATACCGCTGATTTTGACCTGATTAATGAACGTGTTCAGACAGGTCTTATTGATGGCGTTACCACAAACCCCACACTTATATTAAAAAGTGGTGGAGATCCAGTAGAGACTATTAAAAAGATCTCTGGTGAGTTTCCTTATTTTGAGTCCATTTCTGCAGAGGTAGTTGCAAATACTGCTCCTGAGATGATGGAACAAGCACAAGCATTTAAAGGATTGGGTAATGTTACTATTAAAGTACCATTGACTCAGGAAGGTCTGAAAGCTTGTAAGATGTTAACATCAGATGGTTTTACAGTTAATGTAACACTATGTTTCTCAGTTGCACAGGCAGTTCTTGCTGCAAAGGCTGATGCCACTTATATTTCACCATTTGTAGGTAGAGTTGATGACAATTCTTTTGATGGTGTGGGATTAGTCAAGGATATTTCATCACTATATAAAGAACACTTGACAAGAACTCAAGTTCTTGCAGCATCTCTCAGAAATGTAGCTGACGTTGCTAAGTGTTTTGCAGTAGGAGCAGAAGTAGTAACAATGCCTCCTGCGATTTTTGACAAGATGTATAATCACATCTTAACGGATAAGGGACTGGAGTTATTCCAGAATGATTGGGAATCAATTAACAATTACTCCCCAACAGACAATGGATGATTGGCGATATAGTGACGAACGTATGAAAATACGTCAAGAAGCGTTTTTGAAACTCAAACATTACAATGATTTAGATCATGTCAGGTTCCTCTATGAATTTTGCCACATCTGGGTATCGCAGGGTAAAAAAGACACCAGAGGAATTGAAGACAGTTTTCTTAGATACTGCGAGAACGCGAAAAGTCCGTGAAAATTCAATAGTAAGAGTACCCGATGGCATTGATGGTTCCTACACCGAAGGCAGGGTTCTTTTTATAGGCGATGAGGATGGTAAACGGAGCCTAGATGACAGAAAACATGAGGTTTACCTCACTGTATGTTTTAATGAGAAGTCGCTTTCAGCACTTTTAGTTTTTAAACATCAATGGCCAGATATAGAAGTAATTAAGTTTTAAGTTATGTTCACAATCTACGGAAAAGAAGAGTGCCCAATGTGCTTTAAGATCAAAACTGTTCTTGAATTATTGGGTAAAGATTATGAGTACAAGGAGTTGAATGTTGATTATACCGAAGAGGAATTTGAGGAGAAATTCCCAGATACTCTTGCCCTACCTCAAATAATTTTTGATGGTAAGCATCTTGGAGATGCTAACCAAACATTAAAATATTTGAAAGAACATAAGGTAATTTGACATGTTACCTCCAGACATGGACATAAATAAGGGCGTTGAACTACTACTAAAAGGAGACCCCAAACCGAAACCAATTCCTAAAAATCTACTAGATTTAAGATTTACTTTATTCGGTAAAGAATTTAGTCTATCATTCGACATTAAAAACAAAACCAGTAATTAGCCTTGGGAGGATACCAATGGAAGCTTCAGTTCTCGTCATCATGTCCATGTTATGCGTGACATTTTTGCTAATAGGTGGTATAATTGGCTGGTTAGCCCAACAAAATAATTATCTCGGATTACAACAACAAGCGGTGTATACACATCCAGAAATGTTTGACGAGAATGGGAATGTACTTCCCGATGAAATCGTAGCCGTGAGGTTTGAAAACAATGACGACAGCGAAGAAGACGACGAGGAGTAAATCTACGTCAACTACTAGGAAACCTAGAACTCGCAAAACTACATCAACTAAAAAGACTACTACTTCTACGCCAAGGACGGTGACAGTTAAGAAAAAAGAACTGCCACCTAATCCTATGGTTCATGAAATACTAGAAGCTGTTGATTCTGAAAGAGTTAAAGCGAAGAAAGTGAATCTACTCCGACAACATGGGGATGATTCTTTTAAAATGGTAATGATTTGGAACTTTGATCCAAGTGTGGTTTCCGTACTACCAGAAGGTAGTGTTCCTTATCAACCTGTAGATACTGCTGAATTGGCAGATAAGGACAAGGGAGTGCCATCAAGAACTACAATTCGTAATGCCGCTAATGGGTTTTACCGTTTTGTAAAAGGTGGTGACGATCAACTTAATAAGATAAAGAGAGAAAGTCTTTTTATTAATCTTTTAGAGACTCTTCCACAGAAAGAAGCTGAGATTTTAATTCTTACCAAGGATAAGAGACTTCAAACTCAGTATGGTATCACAAAAGAGTTGGTATCAGAAGCATGGCCAGAAATTACATGGGGGAACCGCAGTTGAAAATCATTCACGAAGATTGCGATCCTAAATTAGCCCAAGACAAGAAACTTCCTTATACAGCATATCTCGTAGAGTATGTTAAGGAAGTGGAGGTCGATGGTAAGAAGTCAGATAAGACCTGTTATGACATTACTATATGTCAGAAACAGGTGGACATGTTTGACCATTACTATGACAAGTATAAGAAAGGTTTGAAGAAGTGGACTCAAACTGAGGGGCAAATGAACCCTAAACTCTGGAAAGATAGTATGCTTAAACCAGAGGAAGAGAAGAAACCTAAAAAACCACAGAAGAAGAAAAATGGATGAAGTGAGACAGGAAAATCCTACCAATACAGGTAAGGTAGAGATGAATGCTGAGGAGTATAAAAAACTCATCAAGAAGTATAAGAAGACGAAGAAATATATGAAGTCTAATTTATTTGCAGTAAAAACTATGGATGGCACAGAGAAATATGTGTCACAACTACTGAAGGAAGCTGATGAAGCAACTGAAGGTCTATGACGATTTTCTAAATCCAGAAGATTACGAAAACCTTCGTAAACTTATGATGGATGATTCCTTACTTAACTGGAACTTTTCTGATGGCATAAACATGCCTGGTGATGGAAAGTACCAGTTTTGTCATATTTTCTATCATAGATATCAACCTAGAAGTGAATATTGGGGTGGTCTTATCCCTATGATAGAGAGGATAGATCCATCAGCAATTGTTAGGATTAAGGCCAATCTAAATATGAAAACACCTGAAATAGAAGAGTATGAATTACATACTGATGTTGACGATGCTATCACTTCCATCTATTATGTGAATACCAATAATGGTTACACTTACTTTGAAGACGGAACAAAGGTTGACAGTATTGCTAATCGTATGTTAGTATTTGATTCTAATATGAAACATGCAGGCACATCCTGTACCGATGAACTTCGTAGGTGTGTAATCAATTTCAATTATTACGTTTAAAATGCCCGAACCCGATAGAGAAAGATTAAAACTAATCTATAAGAACTTAAGATCTCTTGTAGATGCACTGGAATCAGAGATTTACTCAAATACAGATTCTTATACTATCAAAACCCCAGAAAAATCAAAAGTAACTTATGGTGACCAGATAGAAGAATTATGAACGTACAACTTGTGAGTGTAACTCCTGATGCGGAGAAGACAATGGCATATATTGCCAGAGTATCTAATCCATCTAATCAGGATAATGAAAAGTTCGCAGGACTTTTAAATTATTGCATCAATCATCAACATTGGTCAGTATTTGAGCAGTCTAGTATGACTCTAGAAATAGAAACAACTAGAGCAATAGCGGCTCAAATTTTGAGGCATCGTAGTTTCACATTTCAAGAGTTTTCACAAAGATATGCTGATAGTTCAGCATTAGGTAAGATTCCATTGCCTGCTCTTAGGAGACAGGATACAAAGAATCGTCAGAACTCAACAGACGATTTGGATCCTTTTATTAAACAGACTATTGAAAAACAGATAGTAACTCTGTTTAGTTCTTGCGAGGCATTATATGAACAGATGCTTAAGTCTGGTGTTGCAAAGGAATGTGCTAGAATGGTTCTTCCTCTTGCCACACCTACTCGGATATATATGACAGGTAGTTGTCGTTCTTGGATTCATTATATCTGTTTGAGGACTGCCAACGGTACTCAGAAGGAACATATGGATATTGCGAATGCTTGTAAAGATGTATTCGTTAGTCAGTTTCCTGTTGTCTCTGAAGCTCTTGGATGGGAAAGAGATCTTGTTCAGGATATGGTTGAGAACGTAAAGGAAACTGCCGAGAAGGTAAAAAAAGTCATGGAAGCTGATGACCCCTAATATAATTGACAATTTTTTAGATCCACGAGAGTTTGATTATGTCAAAAATGCTTTCAGTAATCTAGAATATAGTCCTGTCCCAGGCGCTTCTGGAAAGGAATTGGATGAGGAGATTCCTCATTGGAATTATTATTCTGTCAAAATGATCTATCTGGATGATGAACCAGTTAATGAGACTTGGGGTGTCATTAAAGACATTTTTCTTCCTAAGTTCCATTTAGCATGTCAGTATAAAACTATGTTTAGGGTTAAAGTAAACTTTTACCCTTATGGTGAAACTTTTCACAGGCATCCTTATCATATTGACCAAGATTTTAGTCATCAAGGCGCTATTTTTGCATTGAATACCTGTAACGGCTTTACAGAATTTGAAGATGGTACTAAAATAGATAGTGTTGAGAATAGATTATTCTTATTCGATCCTAGTATTAAACATCGTTCCACTAATACTACAAATGCCATGGGACGATTTAATATCAACTTTAACTTTTTCTAATATGGCTACTTATCCAGTAATACATAAAGAGACAGGAGAACAGAAAGAAGTTCAGATGAGCATTACTGAGTGGTCTCAGTGGTGCAAAGATAATCCAGATTGGCAAAGAGATTGGTCAGATCCATCTACAATGCCAGGGGTAGGAGAAGTCGGAGAATGGAGAGATAAGTTACATAATAAACATCCAGGCTGGAAAGAGATTACAGACAAAGCTGAAAGGTCTGGTGGAATTCAAAGTCGTCTAGCAAAACGAGGTATCACCTAACATGCCAAGAAAGAAAAGAGGTAACTCCAATGATCCAATTGGAGTAGGTATGACTGCGAAACAGATGAGACGCAAGAAACCTATCAATAATGGCATGTTGGTAGATGTAGAACCGATAACAGATAATCAGAAAGTACTATTCGATCATTGGTCTAAAGGTAAGAATCTTTTTGCCTATGGTGCAGCGGGTACAGGTAAGACTTTTATCAGTCTCTATCTTGCCCTAAAAGATGTTCTTGATGATACAACACCTTTTGATAAAATATACATCGTAAGGTCTCTAGTATCTACAAGAGAAATTGGTTTTCTTCCTGGCGATCATGAAGATAAATCATTCCTTTACCAGATTCCCTATAAGAATATGGTAAAGTACATGTTTGAAATGCCTTCTGATAGTGATTTCGAGATGCTTTATGGCAATTTGAAAACACAGGAGACTATTTCATTCTGGAGTACTTCTTTTATTCGTGGAACTACACTTGATAATTGTATTGTTTTGGTCGATGAGATGCAAAACTTGAATTTTCATGAATTAGATAGTATAATAACAAGAGTTGGAGATAACTGTAAAATAATGTTTTGCGGTGACTCCACTCAAACTGATCTTACAAAATCATATGAGAAGAATGGCATCTTAGATTTTAAACGTATCATTGAGATTATGGAAGATGATTTCGGTGTTGTTGAATTCGGTATAGATGATATTGTTCGCTCTGGTTTAGTAAGAAACTATTTGGTTACTAAACTTGCTTTGTCTTTATGACGTTTACTCATTTGAATAAACTTGGTGATTTCGAGTTAGAAGCCAATACTATAGATGGGGTTAGGTACTATACCCTTCCAAATGGTAAGAAAGCCCCTTCTATCACTTCTGTAACTAGTTTTTATAATCGTCAAATCTTTTTGAATTGGCGTAAAAAGGTTGGTGAAGAAGAAGCCAATAAAATTACGAAAGTATCTACTGATAGAGGTACAAGATTTCACGATCTAGTGGAAAAATATCTTTTAAATAAGGATATTAATACTATAGATGGTGTACTTCCAACAACTAAAGCATTATTTGTTGCTGCTAAAGATTCTTTAGACAATATAAATAATATACATGCTCTAGAAAAACCACTGTATTCTGAATACTTTGGGATTGCAGGAAGAGTAGACTGTATTGCAGAGTATAATGG